GTCGAATACTTCGTTGAATGTCTCGAAAGCGTTAAGCGGGTCTCTGGCAGCAGCGGCCACCGCGCTCATCGTTGCGATTGCCCTGTCCTGAACGTCGCTGAATAGATTGATTATAGAGTTAAGCGCCCGAGCGAAAGACTCCATAAGAAAGATTTTCACTTTCTCGAATGCTATCTGGATATTTACTCCAGCTCTCTCGGCGGCGACTTTTATCTTGTCCCAGTTGGAGATAATCACTACCGCCGCAGCAGTAATAGCAGATGCCACGAATGCGATCGGATTCGTTCGGATGGCTAAGTTCAGAGCCAGCACCGCCGCTTTCATTCTGTTAAATCCAGCGATTATTGATGCCGCAATTGATCCAGCGCTAAATGCGACGAATCCAGCCAGAGCTGCGCTCAAGCCAATTCCAAGCAAGTCCAGATTGTTAGTGATCCCAACAATAACGGCGCTCGCGCCAGTAATAGCAGCGCTGAATAGCTTTATGCCGCCAACGTCTCCGAGTTTGCGGAATAGTGCAGCGACGTTATCTTCGAGATTAGATAGTAGCCCGGGAAGACGCTTCATCTGGTCTTCCATTGCCGAGCCGAACTGAGTCTCGCCGAGACCAAGCAAATACTCCTGAATCTCTTGCGCAGAATTTCCGATGGTTGTAGTCATTCCCTGAAATGTCAGAGAGACTCGCTCGCCTTCCTTTGACGCTTTGATTCCGAACTCTTTCAGACGCTCGAATTCGCCCGTAGACGCATCTGCTACGGCTTCGATCATCTGCTGCATATCTTTACCCATAGCCGACGCTGTGTTGCCGTATGAGCGCAGAGCGCGTTCTGATGGATCAAGTCCGAGTGCTTTTAGTTTGATGAACCCTTCGACCGACTGATCGAGAGTAAATGGGGTCTGCGATGCGAATCGCTCAAGATGCTCGAATGCTATCCCGGCGTTCTCGACGCTTCCGGTCATTGTCGTGAGTGAGCCTTTTAGCCGCTCCGCTTGTGTGACCGTTTTGGTGAAATTGCTTACTAGAGCGCCAACTCCAAGCGCGGCCATTGCACCGCCCAGCAGCTTGAATGCTGATGTCGTGCTTTTGGCGCTTTGCGCCATGTCGTCATTCGCGGCCTTTACTTTCTTGCTAGTCATCTGCCCGGTCTTGCCGAGCTTTGTGATGTCTTCGTTAGCCGCTTTGACCTGCGTTGTGTCGACTTTGATCTGTATCGTTGCGAGATCCATGCTTGTCCTTTATAACAATGCTGCTCAGAGCTGACTTCATAGTCTGAGCGATACGCGATCGCTCTTGCTCGTTGCGATAGGGCGCCGGAGCGTCCTGATTATCGTATTTTAACACATTGCTGGCATAGAGAGCTGATAGTCGCTTTATGGTCTCCGCTTCCCACCCCGTGAGATGCAATTTCGTTCTCGCCACAAAAGCGTCGATCTCTTGCCAAGTCAGCCCGTGAACCCCGTTCCCGCTGTTTAATGCTACTCCAATTCTGCTAAGCGTCTCGATGATATAGCCGAACGGATCCACTTCCGGGAATCGCTCGGCTATTTGATCTGGCCCAATCATCTCGCCGCGAGATTGTTTTTCGTCTTTCGCTCTGGTTGTTAGCCACGCCCACTGAGAAACATATAGTTCCAGCTGGCGGCTTATTTCAAAAAATAACTAGCTCGATCTCCTGCCGCCTCCATGAGCTGCTCGGCAATCCAGTTGCGCTTCTCATAGAGCATATTCGCGTTTTCTTTAGTGCATTTTAGAGCCGCACCATCGAACTCGACGTTCTTGCTCCACTTTACGGTCGACTCTGCGAGAATCTCGTACAGAGCAGCCTCTAGCGCTGCGTTCGGTATCTGGCGACCTTTGTATCGATTAGCGTTGCGAGTATTTACGCGCTTCGCTGCGTTCTGCCATGTCTCCGAGTCTTTACCGAGAACCGTGATAACCAGATTCTCGCCTTCTTCGTCTGTTAGATACTCGCCAGTTGCCGGATGTTGGAGCTTTACTTCGAGGCCCTCTTCCGCTGCCGCTTGTAGATCGATATTCGCTAAATCCATGAACACTTACCCCGTGCTAATTATTAAAAGCCCCCGAGAGCCGTGAAGCCCCCGGGAGCTGGTGTTACTAAGCCGCTGCTACGTTTACCGGAGCATTTGTCAGCTCGACTACCACGCTGTCTGACTTGATGCTATCCACGCCGCCAGCGTTGATCTGATAGCTCATTACCAGAACCGTGAAGTAGTCCACTTCGCCGTCCGGATAAGTGATAGCGACCGAGATCTCTGAATCGCTAGTGTGAGCCGACTTGAGAGCTGCCTGACCTGTATCGTCTGCGTCCGCAGCGAAGTTCAGAGTCAGAGTGCCGTCGTTTACTGAGCCTTTGCGCTTAACCACGCGACGCTCGCCCAATGGCGAGTGAGTGATTAAGTTGTAGACCGAGCCGAATGCCGGGATCTCAGTGATCTCGCCAGCTGTGGCGAATGTGAGAGCTTCGAATCCAGCCTGATCGTAAGTTGCGGGAGTTGATGCAACTACGCCAAGCGTAGTACCCGCTGAAGTTTGAATTGCCATTGGTTAATACCTCATTTGCGGCTTGCTGCGCGAAGATTCTTCGCAAACAAGCGATTAAATTGCTGCATATTCTTCCGCACCATCCCGCTCGGAGCTTGCTGAGACCAGCCATACTCCAGACGTTCAATATACGGAAGGTTATTTGTCAGATAGTAGACGTTCCCGACTGCCACGCTTACCGTTTGGTCGACGTTGCTTATTGCACGCGCTTCGCCAGATCGAACACTACCTACTGAAACTTCGCCGGACGCCCCGCGACCGACTGATGCTTGCCAATTACCGCGAGCACGCCCGGTATCAGCCGGAGTCTCTTTGATAATTGCCGTACTTACTTCGAAAAGAGTCGCCCGGGTAGCTTCACTCATTACCCGATCGACCTTATCTGAAATCTTCTTCCAGTCGGATTCCCAGCTCATACGAGCGCCCTCCAACTGACCGTCACCGGAATCTGATACCAGCCTTCTTCGACTATAGCAGACGCCAGCTGCGTCCCGGTAATTTTCACCGTCACGCCGTTGTATGTGTACTCCGCGCCACGCGGGAAGTGTAGAGCGATCAGCCGGGCCTGTTCCTGGGCTTCGAATCGGCGGTCTCCGCGACCGTCTGCGACCGTGATCTGGTATAGCCCTTCGTAATCGTCCGCACTGGTATGAGCCACGCCGACCGGATCTTTTATGTTCGGGATGAAGTTCTCGCGCAGATATAGAGTTCCCTCTTCTGGCGAGTATCCCGCATTTTCATAAGCGATTGGCGGCTCTCCGGCAGTCTGGATCTCTGCCAGACGAACCGATAGTGCTGTGTTAATGTCTTTCTCTGCTGCGCTCATATTCGAATCTGGCAAATGTACATGACATTTGTCCCGGCTGGATTGATGGGATTCACCTGCATGACTCGCCAAGTTTTGCCGTTGACGGTTACTTTCCAGTTCGCTTCCGGCTCTGTGGCGATATTGCTTGCCAGTAGCTTCAGATCAGACGCTAGAACGCTCTGTCCGTCGATCTCAGCGTTTTTATAGTTCGTTGCGACTCCAAACCCATCCACCGTCGTCTCGCCCGCTGGCGTCGTTACAACGCCCGTCGCTGGATCGATGACTTCCCCGGTTTCATAGCTGAAAGTGATGCTCTGACCGTTATCTCGGAGCAGTCGCGTCGCTGTGGCCTGTAGAGCTGCGTAATTGACGCCCATATTAGCCCCGAATCGTTGTGATGTTGTTTCCCATCGAGCTGGATGTGACCAGCTTGCGCATCGCGTTGCCGATGCTTCGAATTACGGTCGAGATTGATGCGTTGTCCATATACTCGACTTCGAGTACGTCGACTTTCTCGCGCTTCACCGCTCGATCTACTGTCGAGAGCGGGTCATTGCCAGCCATGATAGAGATGGCGATTGTAATCTGCGCATCTTTGACTAGCTTCGGAATGGCGTCTGAGTCTGTCAGATAACCATCGATGAAGAGATCGGAGCGCGGGAACTGTAGCGCTTGCGTCTCGATATACTTGATACCTTTGAACGGCTGTTGTTCAAAGTAATCCATCGCCAGAATCAGCAGCTCAGATTCATCGCCATAAGTGTCCGAGATCGTGATGTTGCGATCTGAACAATACTGCGTGAACTCTGCGACCGTGACGTAGCTGTTCGCATTGGCGACCAGTGAGCCGTCTTCGACGATAATAGTTGCCATTTAGCTCTCCGCTTTGGGCTTGCGAGTTCTTTTTGGAGCTGCCTTCGGCTTTGCCGCTGGCTTCTCGCCGAATAGCTTCATTGTCTTTGGATCGAAGTCGGATTCGTTGATGGTAACTGCCATCCCGTCCCGGTCGATCTTAACTGTAGGTAGTGCGTGCATTTTACTCTCCGAGAATGATGCGGAGCGCCCGAAGACGCCCCGCAATCACTTTTAGCCGAGCAGGATACCCATGTGCTCTGGCTTGATGGCAGATACGCCCCAAGCGAGTGCCACTTCGAAGTGAACCTGACGGTACTCTTTGTACATAGACACTTCGAACGTGATGCCGCTGCGCGGATCAGTCATGAGCATTACGTCTTCAGCGAGATCGCCTTCAACGGGACGAGCTGGTGCGCGTGTTACGAGCACGATAGCGTCGCGGTTGAATGCCATGTTAGCTGCGTAGCCGTTGCCGACTGTTACCGCTACGTCGCCCGCTACGTCTGCCTTCAGACCGGGAGCCGCGATAGTTACGTCGCCAGCTGCGAGAGCTGAAGTCACGACGTACTTGTTGGCGTCGCCAGCGAAAGTGATAGTGTCACCCGCCAGAATCGTGCCAGTACCAGTCTTGAGAGAGATAACAGTATCGCCCTCAGAAGCTGCGCCGTCTGTGACGTAGTTTGCGCCAGTGCCTTTAGTGTGAGCATTGATCTGCGCAGACTCGCGGATGTCCATGCCAGCAGTTGAAAGCATAACGCCCTGACGAATCAGAGAGTCGTTGCCCTGAACGTCGACGCGGCTTTGCAGACCGAGCATAGAAGCGCCAGCAGCAGAGTTTACGACGAGCTGGTTGCCAGTCAGAGGAGCACCGTTGTCCTTCAGTAGCTTAAGAGCGAAAGAAGCATCGCTGAAATCGCCAGAAGTACCGAAAGGAGTAGTGCCGGGAGTTCCGTATGCGTTTGACGCCTGAGCGTAAAGCGCAGTCAGATCCGCTTCGACTTCGTTAGTCAGAGTGCGCATTGCCTGAGCAAACTGGTTCTGAAGGATGCTGTTATAGCCGGGGCCAGTGTTCAGACCGCGCTGCTCTTCGCCGTTGTAGCGAATGGGTACACCGCGAGACTTTGAGATGCTCAGAGTCTTGTTAGTGATTATCTGGTCGCCAGTATCGGGAGCCTTCTGTGCCGGAGTGATGTCGGCAGCAGCAGAGCTGGGAGCGACCGCACTGCGGATAGTTTGACCTTTGGCAGCACGCTCCGCATTCGCGTCGAGTGTTACCGCTGGAATCATACCGACCAGCTCGCGCGAGACGGTATCAAGCGCTTCGTATAGATCGGGAGTGAGATTAGTTAAAGTGTTAGCCATTGTGATTTACCTTTAGTCTGAGATGATGCCGCCGTCTTTCACGAACTGCATCTTTTTGGGTGCAGTCAATTTGTCAAAGTCAGCACGATTAAGTGATTTCGCAGCCCCGCTGCTAGATGAACTCGATGCCCCACCCCCGGTAGCGCTTGAGCCGTCGACCAAAAACGGAAATTCTTTCGTGAGATGGTTCATTAGCTCAGTCGAATCGACTTCGATGCCGCCGACTAGAAACTGAACCTTCTCGCCGTCGTGCCGGGCATAACGCGATGCGTAGTCTGCCAGCACTTCTGCACGCTTGGCGTCGGCCTTCGCTAGTTGCGATCCGATCTGCCGAGCGGCGAGATTGATGTCTTTTTGCTGAATCTTGGTTGTGAACTCTTGCAGCTCTTTGTCTTTCTCGGCAAGTTTAGCCTGAGCCTGTTCCCAGAGATTCTTAAATTCGCCCTTTTCCTGAGCGGTCTCCACTTCCTGACGCTGCTTCTGCGCCTCTAGCTCTTTCGCTTTGCGCTTTGCTTCTTTCGCTTCGTCCATTAGCTGCTGGACTTTGCTTTTGAGTCCGCTGGTATCCTCTGGTTGTGGGATTCCGTCGACTCTCAAGATATATCGATCACCGTCCTGTTCGTAAAGTTCTTGTAGAGATTCGTCGAGATCATTCAGATCTTCGACTGCGTATTGTAAGCCCATATTGTACCCCGTACGTTTAGTGCTGCCCCGCAGCGTTCCGTGAATTATAACACCATTACCAAAAAGTGAACATATTCGCTAGATATTAGCGAATCTGACCACTACCCGGCAGCATCGAGAACTTTTAACTGCTCCAGAGAGACCGGATTGTAGTTATCGTCGACGAACTGATCGAGCTTGATTCTGCCTGAGCGGAATAGCTTCCCGCGCTCTTTACCGAGCATCTGGTCTTGAAACTCGGCAGATTGATCCTTTAGCCAGCCGCTATACGTCCGCTTTGCCGATACTGGCCCGGTTGCGCTTGCCCGCTGGCCTTCCAGCCCGCCCTCCTGAAACCTGTCCTGTAGTACCGGGACGCGCACGCTGCGGCAGTTCCAATGGCGCGGAGTGAATGGCGGCTCGTCGAAGTCCAATATCTTGCCGTCGAGAGTTGCGCAGCCGATCGTCGTGCGACCATCGAGCACCGCTACCCATTCTTCGCCCTTCAAGATGTCGGAGTTCGCTTTGTTCACCGCTGCCCGGGCCTCCGAACTGATGTGATTGACGCTAGTTCGAACCAGCGCCTCAGCCTGATTCTTGTGTCGATTGGTAACACTTACGACGTCCCGGGTCAGAGATTGCACCGTAGCGCCTTCGACTACTCCGGTCTGGATTGCCCGGCGTATCTCTCCGGCTTTGTCTCTGGCGAACTGGCGAGCTGCCTGATTGATGGTGAGATTCTGCACCGTGCTGCCCGCTCTGCCGCTTGTTGCCAGCTGCATGGGCTTTTGAGTGACTAGCGCTTGCAGTTGTTCGGACGCCGGGAGCGTAACCGATGCCGCCGCAGCGGTATTCATCGTCCTTACCGCGAAATCTGCCTCATACTCGGCGAACTCGGCAGTCTTATCGCTTAGATCTGAGCTGAGTTTTACCAGCGCTTCCTGCTGGAGCTGGACGATACGATTTAGCTTGCGATTGAGCGTGCGACTTTCTGCCAGAGACTTCACGGTCTTGAGCTGGCGAAGGATCTCGGCCTGAGCATCGTCGAGATACTTAACCAAGTCCTTCACCTGCCCGCCCGCGTAGCGCTGAACGTAGATCTGGTGCTTGACGCCAGAATCCACGAGAAAGTCGTTTGCGCTCATTTAGATCGGCGACTCCTGGGTGATGTCGGAGAGAATGTCTTCCGGCGTGCCTTCCGACTGTATCCACCCGGCATCCATGAGACGGCGCACGATGTCGATCTTCGGCATAACTCCGGCGTCGTTGCCCTGAATCATTGCCATAATCTCCTGCGGCGCGATGCTGTCCTGCCAGAAGTCGGAGTTCAGAGAAAATACGATTTCGGCCTCAGTTGCAGAGATGAACGCTCGGCAGTCGTTTAGGACTTTGGTAAACGCTTCGTCGATATTGCCGACCATCGTATCCAGCATCGAGTTCTCGGACGTCGCTTGCATCCGGGCCTCTTCCGCTGTGCGCTGCCCGGTCTTCGTGATGATCTTGGCCCCGATCTGAACCATCATCTGCTCTTTGTGAGTCATCTCAGCGCCGATCGCGCTTGCTGATCCCAGTTGTAGTAGCTCTGCTTTGCCGCCCTCAGAGAGAATCAGACCGGAGTTCTCGCCGACCGTGATGCCGCCCGGGTTCGCAGATTGGAACGCTTCGGGACTCATATCGGTCGAGACGACCAGAGTGCCGCCGCCGTGAATCGATAGATTGTTCTCGTGATCTGCGGAGTTGCGGAAATGCCCGATATTCACCCGGGCGATGTCGTACAGAATCGGCTCATCGATGTCCGGCATATTGTCTCGGCTTCCGATGAAGTGAAACGGGATATAGTCGAACGGCTGGCCATTAGCGCCCCGGACGACGATCTCTTCCGTTACTGCGTCGCCGTTCTCGTCGTATATCTGCTGAGTGTACTGGCGGTCGTCGCTGAGTCTGAGTACCCGGTAGCGATCCACATAGTCCCATGTGAACTCGTCGTAATGCACTGGCGAGTTCTCTTTAATCACCAGCATTCCCAGCTGGCGGCG